CTCCTAACAGATGAACCAGCTCTGGATGACCCGCCTCACGAAGGCGATTGGCCATCGTAAGCCGGTCCTGCTCAACGGCCTCCTTCAAGTAGAAGGCGACCACGTGCTTTACTTGCGCTTTAAAGGCTCGCGCCTGCGCCTGGACAGCCGGATGCGACTGATCCCCGACGAAAATGATCTTGTCCGCAGCCCTTTGAGCAAGTTCCTCGACGTCCCAACCCCGATTTTGGGTGGTGGCGACCGATACTCCGCTCGTCAAAACAGGCATTTCTACCGTAATCATGGGCCAGGCGACTCCGATTTAACCGGGATGCGGATCATACCATCGCGGTACTCGTCGCGGCGGCGGCGACCTTGCTGCTCGATGCCCAGACCCTGGATCGCTTGCTTGTAAGCGCCGTTGAAGTACTGAAGCATCTCCGGCGGACCCTTCGTGTAGCTGTAAGCCTGCATCAAACAGGCATAAAGCAGAGCTTCCGGGGCGTTATTACTGATCCAGGTCGTCGTATTCGTCGACGACAACTGCGCGGGACGGTAGATATAGCCCAGTTCCACCACAAAATTCGCGTTTGGAGTGGGGGCAATGTAGAAAGTATTCTGATCCCAGACCGAGTAATACTTCGGGATGCCCGTGCTGGCCCCATTTGGCCAGTATTCCTTCATAAAGGACGTGTCACGGAAGTCCAAAAAGATCTGATCGTTGCCCGAGGTGATCATCATGTAGCGATGAGTGAGGATGTCACTCGGGGCGGTCAGAAACTTGTTGCCAGAAGTCATCGTCCCGCTGACTTCAAGCTTAAATACGTCAAGATCGATCTCGCGGAGGATTTGGTTCTCCGCCATCGTAATAAAGGTATTGATCACCGCGTTCGTGAACACGTTAGAGTTCACTTCGGTGTAGTTACGGATGTTTGTGACCAGTTCGTCGTACGTCATGTCGTCGTCACCGTCACGCTACCCACCAATCCGGTGGTGACCAAGGCCTGTCCGAGCACATACGGCCGCATGTCGGCCGTGTTTTGCACGCTGCCGTAGCTCTGGAACGCGGTGAACCCAGGCGCACCGACGAACACAGAGACCGGCTCAATGCGATCGGGCCGCGGATCACGCAGCGCAATAGCATCGCCACGATAACGAAGCGGCTCCAGTTGCGGTTCCTTCGGCTCATAGTCGTCCGGGCATACCATGTATCCCTGCCACTGCTTGCGCAGGACATTGTAGGGATACCGTTGGCCGCAAAAGTCGCATAGGCCGTAAGAAAATTTGCCACTGGCGTAAGCCACGCTACACCCCCATGTCGGGCACGAACTGCACGCTGGCAGTGTCCCGATCCTCCATGGCGGCGCGATTGAAGTCCTCTTCGTAGAGGGCCTTCAGCGCCTGCGCGCGCTCAGGCGCGTACTTGAGCGAGAGCTGAAACGCCAAACCAGAGACCAAGCAGGGCAGGAACCGGAAATTCACGTCCGTCGTGTTGGTATAAACACCAGCATCTTGGATCCGACGGATGCGATAGTAGACAAACGTGTACGTTTGATCTGCCGCCGGATAGAAGTAGACCTTCGGGGAGTTGGTGCGCTCGACGTAAAACTGCGCCGGTCGCGCTTCCGAGGTCTTATCGGGGACGTTGAGGTAATCCTCTCGGCTAATGCGCTCGATGTACACGTCCGAGTTCACGCCCTGGCTGTTCTGACGAATGATTGCCTCGAGCACATTGACCGTATCCGTTGGGAGCGTGATCTCCTTGGTGCCCTGAGTCAGGGTGTAAGTCGCCTGCTCAATCGTCCAAAGGTTCAACCCACGGTTCGCCCAGTCCAAGAAGACAAGATTGAGCGAACGGCGGGCCGACGTAAGCTGATAGCCTGCCGTCGGCCGCATGCCGCAACGCTCAAACGCTTCCTCGATGAGATCATCGATGGAAAGGTTGAAATCGGTTGTGCCCGAGGTAGCCATTTATCAGCCGCAAGATCCGCCGTAGCGCATCTTCTTGACCTTCTTCTTGGCCATGCCGCCCTTCTTGTAGCCGCGGTTCATCATCCCGCCGCCCATCATGCCCATAGCCATACGCTTGTGCTGATTGACGTCGCCACCTTCGGCCATCATAAGAACCTTGCCGGTCTTCATGCTGGGTTCGGAAACCATCTTGTTTTTCGGGCCTTTGCCCACGGCGCCGCCGCCACGGACGGCTGCGCCCATTCCACGTCCTGCCATGTTAGTACCCTCGCATCGCGCGGCCGCGCGCGTCCTTGCCGCCCTTCTTCATAGCACGGCCTTTCTTATCAGCCATACCGCCCTTTTTCATCTTGCCAACGCCATCGGCAGCGAAGGCCGGAACCTTCTTGCCACCTTTGACAACCATCTTCATTTTGCTGGCCATTTCAGGCTCCTTTGGTGTTTCTGATTTCGTCCAGTTTTGCTTCCAACCGGTTAAAACGCTGGTCCATGTGTACCACCAGCTTTTCAATGCGGTCATCCACTTCTCTACGTGTGACATGATCTCTTGCGACCTCCTCTCGTGTGCGGTTCAAAAGGATTCCAAGCCGATCGAGCTCGTCAAACTTGCTCTTGAGCATGAATCCCATCCCCATCACGATCGCGGTGAGGACGATGTTCCAGATCATCATCTCCATGAGCTAACACTTCCACCTTCTACGCGCCTGCCGAAGCCGGCTGTTAGGATCCTTAGCAGCTTTTGGAAACATTTTCATCTGCCCAGCCGAACGCGCACAAAACGACTTGCGTCGCTTTGCACGTCCAGGACTGGGGTTAGATTCCGTAACTGCCGTCTGTAACTTGCTGCCAGGATTAGCGCGACGAAAGGCAGCAACGCCCTTGCGGGTCATGCCTGCGCCTTGCTTGGTAGGACGGAAATTGCCACTCCGAACCGAAGTGGCAATTCCCATGCCCTTCTTGACGGCTCCGCCGCCACGAAGAGCTAGGCCCATCCCACCCCGTGATCTCACGCCGGGGCTCCGCCTACATACAACAGCGTGACACTGAGAACTTCAGCCGAGGACAACGTGGCATGCACGCCGTCCGTGGCAAGGATCCCATCGTCCGGGATGATGATGTCATAGGCGCCGGCAGCAGCCGGCGTCTTGATTTCCATCACCACCGTACCGCTTGCGCCTCCCGTCTTCAAGGTAATGGCAGCAGCCGTACCCGTACAGGTGTAATACACCCCCTGGATACGAGTGCGGCCGTTGACCATGTCATTAGTGGCGATGACGGTTTTGGCCTTGACGTCACTTGCAAAGCTCATGACAGCCTCCTATTAGCGGGTGGCTGAAACGAGAAGATAGTCCACCGACGTCTTGCGAGTACCCGTAGCGCTGCCCGAAAGCGACATCGCGGCAACCGTCAGATCGGTCGTCGGGATGTTGGTCGTGTGCGTCGCCACCAGCTTGCGGTTGACAAAGAACTCAACCTGGCCCGTGCCCCAAGCGCGGAAGCCCAGTGTGACGTACGTGTCGTCAACGAGATCCACAAGGGAGTCCGTCGAGGTCTCGGTGCCGCTCGCTTCCGTCTTGCAGAGGATCGAGGCATTGCCGTCGTCCACCTGGAACACGATACGGTCAGCAGCCGTCAACATCGCTTCCGGGTTCGTCGCGAAGTTCACGGTAAGACCCACACAGATGTCCGTCTGATCAGCGTCATTACACTTGAGACGGGTCTGGAACCACACATACTTGTCCGCGGCCAGCGCGAACACTTCGTTGCCCTGCACCGAAGCGCCGTCGTCATCCGTCGTGGCAGCCGAGGTCAGCTCAAGAACGCCGTTAAGAACGTCGGCGCCGATCCCAGCGGAGGCTCCCGAGTCCTTAACAACCGTCCAATCGTTTGTGGAATCAAGCGCGACCCCGACGAAATCGTCCATCAACGTGACAACGTCAGCGTCGATCGTCGTGGAAAGGTCCGCGGCCCAAGCGCCGGTGGCGCCCTTACCCGAATACTGAATCGGGCCTGAAAAATGCGTAACAGCCATTTCAATTTACCTCACATGCGAGTTAGGTACGTCTGTCTGCATGTCGTCAGCCGGGGCTGTCAGACGTACCGGATTTTCCCGGAGACTTGACTATACGTGAAGGAAGTGCATAGAGAAAGGGGGCCTTGCGGCCCCCTTCCACCTTGCTTGCCTCTTAGGCAGCGCCGGGCGATCCGAAGATGCCACGCGGGTCGCTGAAGCCGAAGCTGTAGCGCTCGCGAGCCTTGTACCGCACGTTGCCGGTATCGAAGTCGCCCTCGAAACCAGTCTTGATGGATACACGCTGGAACATCTTCATGCCGTTCGGGGCGTCGGTCTTCACAAACCAAGCGTCCGGGTCGGTCAAGAAGTGGTTCACGGTGTAGCCCTGCGGCACCATGCCCATGTTCTTCACGGCGTTGATGTCGTTATCCGCAGTGCCAACGCGCAGCGTCGACTTGAGGATACGGTCAGACGTAAACATGAGTTCCTTCGGGATGATGAGCTTGAGGCCCTGCACCGCGATCTTCAGGCCACGCTCATCGGTGAACGCAGCGATGTCGATCAGTGCCTGCTCAAGCGACGTCTCAGAGAGGTCCGCCGACGTGGCAAGCTCGTTACGGAGGTTCGGGCCCGACAGGGTCGGGTGATCATCCGCACAGAGCGGCTTGCCGTCGCCGCCGACCGAGGTCGTGAACGCGTTGTTAAGCACGTTCGCAGCCTTGATCTGCTTCGTCTGCGCCATCGAGCGGGCGAGCGCCTTCGTGTAACGCGCCGAGAGACGGTCGTAGAGGTTGTCCTCCACGGCTTCTTCGGTGAGCGAGAACGCGAGAGCGATCGTCTCGTGGGTGTAGCGAGCGGTGTAGACTTCCTGCGCCTGGTCGTATGCAACGCCAGCGCCTTCCGTCTTAACAGGGGCCTCGGCAAAGCCGGACTCCATCACCTCTTCCTCGAACGCACGATCGGAGGTCTCCACCGAATAGATCTCGGCGTGCTCGTTCTCGTAGTTCTTGTACTCAAGGCCGAACAGAGCATTCAAGCCCGGCTCGAGTTCCTTGACCAATTGTGCACGTGAAATTGCCATTTTTTATGCCCCTATATATCAGGTTACGGCCTTGACGCCGGCGCTGCCGTACAGGTGCTCGTTGATTTTCACAACGACAACGGCGAAGTTCCCAAGCTCGTTGCCCGGGACGTTCCACAGGCCAACGATCTTGAGGTTAAGAGCCGCCGTATCGGCGATGGTGGACGAATCCAGTTCCATCGAAGACACGCCCGTGGTGGTGCTACCGCCCGTGCCAACGACATCCGCGTTCTTGCCGATATCGGCCTGCTCGATGTCCTCGTCGGCCTGGACGATGAACAACTGACTCGGATCGTCGATCACATCGGCAACAATCTTGCCTTCAGTGATGTTGACGCTGCCCGGGTAGTAGTTCTTCCAGGTCGGCTTACCGCTCGTCGGGTCGATATAAAACACGCCGTTGAGAACACCCAGGGCCGCAGCATGCGTGCCCGGGAGGAACTTAACGACATAGCCGTTTACGATCGTCACCAGGTCGCCCTGGTAAATCGCGCCTGACTGGTTATCCGCAATCTCGTAACCGTACTGCTTCTGGGATCCAGTCGCAGACAAATTGCCGAGAGGACGGAAACCAAAGGCTTTGTCTACATTTGCCATTTGATTAATCCTCTAAAAAAGTTATTCACTGGTTCCGTTTTTGGAACCTCCGAATGAAACGCGAGACCGGCGGGTAGGACGCTCAATCACCATGCTGTGATGTGCATTGCTTTTCATGAGCTCGTTATCCGCAGCCTGCATTTGGTCGTTTGCCCTCGACGCGTAATACGCGGTGCGCTCTGCAACGCTCTCTTCAGGAATACGAGCAAGGAGCAGTCCCCCCACGCTGATTACCCCAGCGTGTCGGCCGTCATCCATAGTTGGTGCAGCGAAGTCATCC